GCATTTGAAAACTTTACTCCAGTAGTAAATGAAAATGTTCCAGACGATGTTGCAGAAAATTGGATTGACCAATTAACTATTAGAACATTTAACGAAGAATTAAAAGATGTATTTCCTTACGTATACAAATTGGTAAGTGAAGTAACAACTGCATCTGAAACAACTCCAGAAGACTTTGTTACAGAAACTGAAGTAGAGGCAGAAGTAGAAGAAGCAGAAGTACAAACTCCAGAAATGGAATTTGAGAGGGCGTTAGATTCAATCGTAGGAGAGGAAGACAATGCATTAATTGACGGTGACGAAGAAGCACAAGCGGCCGCGGTTAAACAAATTAATGGCTTAATGGCTCAACATTTTCCTGCCGGGATAAACGGCACGAATGCAATCGAAAGCATGAAGGGCGTTATAGACGATCCAATGCTTTTAGACATGTTCAAGAAAGTTGGACAAAAAGATGCAGATACATGTGTCCGTCCATTAGTAATGAAATACTTAAAAGGAAAGAATTCCAATATTATAAATCAAATTGACACGGGTGATTTAGCATCTGAATCAGATGACGACAATGTGCCATCAAAAAAAGAAGGCGATCCAACAACAGATTTTACAAAATGGTTAAAGAAAAACCATAATAAAGGTCCAAGAGATTTATCAGGCGATGAGTACACTAAGCATAGTAAGTCTTTTCAAGCACAAAAGAAAGCAAAAGAAGCTGACGACACAGGCACTATGGATGTTAAAATTAATCCTCAAGGACAAATGATGCACCCTGATACTCCAGACGCAATGGATGGCGATCAAGGTGATGATAGAACACCAGGACAGAAGTTAGAAGAGCTAGTTAAGAGTTATTATGACTACACAACTAACAACTTTCCAAAAGGCGAACAAGCAGTAGTAACTGCATGTGAAAAAGAATTTGGTGAGAACAGCGTACCAGTAGCTGAGAAAATGATTGCAAGATTAATGCAAGGTAAAGATAGTGAGATGGAAAGAATCAAATCACTAGCAGGCATTAATAACTAAGAATCACTTTTTTGGCAACCTAGTGGTTGACATTACTAAGTAACTGTAGTAGTATATAACATGTGCTACTACTTTAAAAGGCACAGCGGAATATTCCGCACTAAAGCACATAGGCTTAAACTTATAGGAGGCAATAACTATGGCAACATTAGCAGAGATCAGAGCTAAACTTAAAGAGCAAGAATCACGCACAGGTGGTTCAGACAACAGAAGCGGCGGCGACAACGCAATTTACCCATTTTGGAATTTGAAGGAAGGTCAGACTAGCACAGTCAGATTCTTACCTGATGGTGACGAAAACAATACATTTTTCTGGCAGGAACGTTTAATGATTAAACTTCCATTTGCTGGAATTAAAGGCGAGACAGACTCTCGTCCAGTACAGGTACAAGTACCATGTATGGAAATGTATGGGGAAACTTGTCCAGTACTTTCAGAAGTACGTGGATGGTTTAAAGATCCAAAGTTAGAGGATATGGGTCGTAAGTATTGGAAAAAGCGTTCATACGTATTCCAAGGCTTTGTGACTGATAACCAAATTTCAGAGGATCAAACTCCGGAAAACCCAATCAGACGTTTTATAATTGGACCACAAATCTTCCAAATCATTAAGGGAGCATTAATGGATCCAGATATGAACGAACTACCTACAGACTACACAGCAGGTGTAGACTTTAGAATCGCTAAGACATCCAAAGGCGGATATGCTGATTACTCAACATCAAACTGGGCTCGTAGAGAGCGTCCGTTAGATGAAGCTGAGTATAAAGCAATTGAAGACAATGGCTTGTTTAACATGAGCGACTACTTGCCTAAGAAACCTGAAGCAGTAGCAGTTGAAGTTATCAAGAAAATGTTTGAAGCATCAGTAGATGGTGAAGCATACGACATGGAAGCATTTGGTCAATACTTTAGACCAGCAGGCGTAAGAGCGGCAACTGGTGATCCAGTTAAAGCAAGTACACCAGCACCGGCTCCAGCGGCACCAGCAGTAGCACAAGCAACGGCTCCAGTAGCTGATGCAGTAGCACCTACGGCAACTGAAGCGGCAGGCGATGGCAACAAAGCAGAAGACATCCTAGCGATGATCAGAAGCCGCCAGAGCTAGTTTAAACTGAGTGGGTGTAGTTAACGCTACACCCTATTCAGACAATCTGATAAGGAGATACAATGGCTAATAAAGCATTTGACGTTTCTAAGTTTCGTAAAAACTTAACTAAATCAATCACAGGCATGAGTAGTGGATTTAACGATCCAACTGATTGGATTAGTACAGGTAACTATGCCTTAAACTATCTTATTAGTGGCGACTTTCACAAAGGTGTTCCGCTAGGTAAGGTAACTGTTTTTGCAGGAGAATCTGGTGCAGGTAAGAGTTATATCTGTGCAGGTAACATTGTAAAAGCGGCACAAGAACAAGGTATCTTTGTAGTCTTAATTGACTCAGAGAACGCACTTGATGAGAGTTGGCTTAAAGCTCTCGATGTTGATACATCAGAAGATAAACTTCTTAAACTAAACATGTCAATGATTGATGACGTTGCTAAAACTATTAGTACGTTTATGATTGACTATAAAACAATGCCAGACGAAGAACGTCCTAAGATTTTGTTTGTAGTTGACAGTTTAGGTATGTTACTTACACCTACAGATGTTGACCAGTTTAACAAGGGTGATATGAAAGGTGATATGGGTCGTAAGCCTAAAGCACTAACTTCATTAGTCCGTAATACTGTTAACATGATTGGTAGTTGTAATGTAGGATTAGTTTGTACTAATCACACATACGCTTCACAAGATATGTTTGATCCAGATGATAAGATATCAGGTGGACAAGGCTTTATCTATGCATCAAGTATTGTTGTTGCAATGAAAAAGTTGAAGCTAAAAGAAGACGAAGATGGTAACAAGATCAGTCAAGTTATGGGTATCCGTGCAGGCTGTAAGGTTATGAAAACTCGTTATGCAAAACCTTTTGAAGGAGTACAAGTTAAGATTCCTTATGAAACAGGTATGAATCCATACAGTGGATTGGTTGACTTGTTTGAGAAAAAAGGTTTACTTGTCAAAGACGGTAACAGACTAAGGTATACTGATTCTAAAGGTAATGAAGTAAAAGAATATCGTAAAGTGTGGGAAGCAGGCGGTGACGCTCTTGACACAATTATGATGGACTGGACCAACATTGCTGAAGCAGTTGAAACAGTTGAAGAAGCTGTAGTCGAAACCGATGAGGCAGAGGTAGCTAATAGCTAACTACTTTTTGTATAAGTAGCAGTATTAAAACTAAGGAGAATAAATTGGAATCAGGTTCAACAGTTATAGAAGTTTGGCAAGTGTTCAAAGAGTATCTTGATAAGAAACATATAGAAACTATTGCTGAAAAGTATGTTGATCTATGTGCTGACTTGGGTACAAGTGATGAAGCATTTAGAGATGCGTTAGGTTCTGACAATAACTTAGATAAAGCTATTGGGTATTTTCTAGAAGAAGAAGCCGACGAAGATTCGTTTGATAACGAGGACGATTACTAATGGGATGGTATTCTGATATTGCTAGAGACATTAGCAACATTCCAAAAGCTATTGCATTTTACGAAAGTGAGTTGCAAGAAGCAAGGTTGGAGTGCAAAATAAAAGGTAATGTTGAAAGAGCTTCGGCATCAATGCCGGGTATAGTTGAACAACGTTTCAACCAATTACAAGAGCTAGAAGCAATATTAGAATACCTAAACATTGAGTTACGTAGGTTACGTAGTAGCTTTTTTAGGAAATATTTAGAAAGCTATGCTCGTGCATTGTCGAGTAGAGATGTAGAAAAATATGTAGACGGTGAAGCTGACGTTGTTGATTATGAAAAAATCATTAACGAGTTTGCATTGATGCGTAATAAATGGTTAGGCGTTTGTAAGGGCCTAGATCAAAAACAATGGCAACTTACAAACATAGTTAAATTAAGAGTAGCTGGCATGGAAGATGCTAGTATATAACATAGGAATAAATTAAGATATGAGTTACCAATTACCAGGTGAAAAGAAAATAATTGAAAAATGGGATAAGATTCCAGGAGATGTCACTTTCGTTTTACGTGAAGGAGATGAAGTTGGTGATGATGGCGGATGTGCTATTGGTGGCTGTTGGGTAAAGAAAACTAGTGCAGAACTTTTTGCAAATAAAAAAGTTGTCATCTTTGGTTTGCCCGGAGCATTTACACCAACATGTAGTTCAGAACAACTACCAACATTTGAAAAAATGTATGAACAGTTTAAAGCACAAGGCGTAGATGAAGTATATTGTGTAAGTGTTAACGATGCATTTGTAATGAATGCATGGGCTAAAGAACTAGGATGTACTAACGTTAAATTACTAGCAGATGGTAATGCAGACTTTACACATGCTATTGGTATGCTTTGTAATAAACAACATTTAGGCTTTGCAAATAGATCATGGAGATATGCAATGTATGTTGACAACATGACTGTTAATGAAAGTTTCATTGAAGAAGGTTACAACAACTGCGGAGACGATCAAGATCCGTATGTTGAATCAACACCTGAAAATGTAATCCAGTATATCGAAACACTAAACCGTTAAAGTTTAAATACTAGTATGATAAACGTACTAGTGACAGGTGGGTTCGATCCCTTACATTCCGGCCATATTGAATACTTCAAGGCCGCAAAACAATTAGGTGATAAACTAATTGTTGCAGTAAACTCAGATGAATGGCTGACTCGAAAAAAGGGTCGGCCTTTCATGTCCTTTAAAGAAAGACTTGCAATCATAAGTGAACTTGCCATCGTAGACAAAGTTATAGGCTTTGACGATGAAGACGATTCAGCATGTCATGCAATATTCCATACCATGTCAACCGAAGTAGGAAAAGTTATTTTTGCTAATGGCGGTGACAGAACTAATACAACAACTCCAGAGTACAAAATATACGGCGACCATCCTCAAGTCCATTTTGAATTTGGGGTAGGTGGAGAAAACAAAATGAATAGTAGCAGTTGGATACTAGACGAGTGGAAGACACAAAAGACAGAACGTGATTGGGGTTATTGGCGTGTACTAGATGACAAACCCGAACAAGGTTACAAAGTAAAAGAGCTTGTAATATATCCAGGCAAACGTCTAAGCGACCAAAAACATTTTAAACGTAGTGAACAATGGAACGTACTTGAAGGCGAAGTTAAAATGGTAACCGAATGGGAAGGCAGACAAGAAATTGTTTACTTAACACCAAAAAGTGTTCCTTATGATATTGCTAAAGAAGTATGGCACTTACCAAGTAACCCTGGTAAAGTAAATGCACATATACTAGAAATACAACGTGGCGAACAATGTATAGAAGAAGATATTGAAAGACGTGGTGTTCCAGATTACGAGTATGATCAGTGGCATGAAGGATCGCCAGTATAATGGAGTTCGTTCCAACTAAAAAAGAGCTTCGTATAGTAGAAGAAGTTGCTCCGTATACAATGACAAGCGGACAACGTATAACACAGACTATACGGGCTGTAAGAGACCTTGACGCTAATAATATTACAGGCGATATAGTTGAGTGTGGAGTATGGAAGGGCGGACAAATTATTAGTGCTTGGTTAGCTAATAATAAAACAAATAGAAACTTTTGGTTATACGATACATTTGAAGGTATGACAGAACCAACTGTACATGATCATAAAATAAATGAACTAGGTGCAGTAACACATGCAAGGTTTAGTCGCAAAGCAAAGCACGGTTTCGATCAGTGGTGCAGAGCAGAAATTGGAGAAGTTAGTACTAATGTATTCAAATATATTCCTCCACATCAGTGCAATTTTATTAAAGGTCCTGTTGAACAAACACTATTAGATAAGAATAATTTACCAAAAAATATTGCATTATTACGCTTAGATACCGACTGGTATGAAAGTACATTACAAGAATTATTAACACTATGGCCGTTATTAAACGTAGGTGGTTACATGGTTTTAGACGACTATAACAGTTGGCGTGGAAGTCAAAAAGCCTTTCATGAGGTGTTTGGCACCTCTCTTGAGATACATACTATTGATAGAACCGCAGTATATGTTAGGAAGGTCAAAGCATGAATAAAGTATTTGTAGGATACGATCCAAGAGAAGATATTGCATACCAAGTATGTAAACACAGTATCCAAACTCAAAGTAAAAACGTAAGTGTACATTCATTAAAACAACAAGAGTTAAGAGACTCTGGTTGGTATAAAAGACCAATTGACAAACTAGCAAGTACTGAATTTACATTCACAAGATTCCTAGTTCCAGAGCTTACAAACTTTAAAGGTTGGGCATTGTTTATAGACTGTGATATGATTTTACAAACAGACATACAACAATTATTTGATCAAGCAGACGACAAGTATGCTGTTATGTGTGTTAAACATGATTACGAAGTACAAGAAGGTACTAAGATGGACGGACAAAAACAAACAGTTTATCCACGTAAGAATTGGTCAAGCGTAATGCTGTTCAACTGCGAACATCCACAAAATGCTAGACTTACACAAGACATGGTAAACAGTAACGAATTAAACGGAGCATACTTCCACAGATTTAGTTGGCTTGAAGATGATGCGTATCTAGGAGAATTAGATCACACATGGAACTATCTAGTAGGTGTGTATGATGATATTGAAAAGCCTAACCTTATCCATTATACAGAAGGTGGACCTTGGTTTGAGAACTATCGGAATTGTGAATTTGCTCAAGAATGGAAAGACAATTTATATCAAATGATGGATAGATAATATGGAACAAAATACAGGCGAATGGGATACCAGAGTGATTAGACCACATTTAAAAGAAATGATAGATAAGATTTTGCACAGCGTTGCAACTGGAGAACAAAGGCATGCTGTAGAAGCAGTTTCAGAAGTTTTCCAAGAAGTAAAAAACCCTCCAGTAATATGTGTAGACAGCGGAATTAAAAAAGTAGAAAAGAAAGTTAAAGGTTCTTTTGGACTTATTGATTCTTTTGTAATGGGCATGGCACTAGGTAGTGGCGGTAAGTATATTCGTGCTGACGATGTTGATTGGGAAGATGATACTCCATTACTAGTTAGAGGACTAGGCAAACAAAAATTAATTAAGATGTGTATTGAACGTGGTAGAGATTTCTACTTTATGGACACAGGTTATGTAGGTAACAATCCAAGTACACGTAATCCAAATGGTAAAAAAACTTATCATAGAATTGTAAAAAATGCATTACAAAACTTACACATGCCTGACAGAGAGCAACCAGGATCAGATAAATGGTATGGTGGCGGACGTTGGAATTCATTAGCTATTCCATTTAAAGACGCAACACCAGGACGTAAAATATTAGTAGTACCACCAAGCGAAAAGGTAATGAAATACTTTGATCAAGACTTGGACACATGGATCGATCAAACTATTGCTACTATTAGAAAGAACACATCAAGACCTGTACAGCTACGTAAGAAGCCAAGTAGAGAAGATCGTGTTAGTGTTAACACAATGGAGCAGGCACTTGCAGATGATGTACATTGCCTAGTAACATACAACAGTATTGCCGCACTTGAAGCAATGATATATGGTAAACCTGCCGTAGTGCTAGGACCAAATTGTGCCCAAGATATTTGCGAAACTAGTTTAAAGAGAATTGAATTTGCTGAGCATCCAGGGAGGAAACAGTTAACTTATTTGTGTAGATACCTATCTAATAACCAATTTACATATGATGAAATGTTAAGTGGTTACGCCTGGAGCATAGTAAAATGAGAGTTATAGGTTACACTAAAGTTATACCACCTGGGAACAAAGGCAAGTTACCTAAGCCGGGTAGACCAATTAAACCAAATCATAAATTAGATATTATCAAAAATTTTATATCAGGAGTCAGGGTGTCGGGGGACAACGGGTTGGTATATGATGGATTTGATACAATGGCATGTGACGTAGCTGTTATGCAAGGCTTTATGCACGAAGACAGTCAAGCAGTACCACACATTAACTTACGCAGAAGTATTGCAAGTAACACAGCTAACAAACGTTTTATTACAGCAGATAGTAACTTATTTTTATACAAAGCAAAACAAAATGAACCACATCATTACTTACGTTATAGTTATGATGGAGTGTTTGCTAACACCGCAGAGTATTGCAATGAAGAGCCAGGTGATACACAATGGGAAAAGATACAACGTGACTTAGGTGTTAAACTAAAGCCATGGGACTATAATAACAGAGATAATATTTTATTATGTTTACAACGTAATGGTGGTTGGAGCATGAAAGGTAAAGATGTTGTTACTTGGGCTAATACTAAAATTGCAGAGATTAGACAGTACACAACTAGACCTATTATTATTAGACCACACCCAGGAGATAAAAAAGCACCTGAGTATGTAAAAAGAATCACAGGCGACAACATTAGAATTAGTTTTCAACCAGACATTGCACAAGACCTAGCAACTGCACATTGTTCTATTGTGTACAACAGTAGCCCAGGTGTAGCTAGTATTATAGAAGGTGTTCCTGTTATATGCGAAGACTGGCAAGCAAGTCAAGTACAAGAAGTATGCTTTCAAAGAATAGATGCATTGTCAAAATTAAGACCGTTTGATAGAGAAAAATGGATTAGAAAAATATCACAATGCCATTGGAGTTTTGCAGACTTAAAAAGTGGCGAAGCATGGGAATGGATGAGGAGATACGTAAAATGAGAATAAAATGTATAACAACATTTCATCAACCAGGATTAGAAGAATACGGACAACGTCTTATTGATAGTTGGGCTAAGAACGTACACCCGGCAGTTGAGCTAGTAGTATATGCAGAAGATTGTATTCCTGTTGTACCACCAGGTGCAAATATCAAAGTTGTAAATGCTAAAGAAGTATTACCAAAACTTAATGCATTTAAAGAAAGACACAAAGACGATCCTAAAGCAAATGGTATATGTCCTTGGCCTGCTAGACGCCCAAGAGATCATCATAAGAAGTTTAAGTGGGACGCAGTACGTTTTGCAAACAAAACATATGCAGTATTTGAAGCCGCACAAGATCCTAACACAGATATTCTAGTTTGGATTGACGGTGATACATATGTACACAGTCCTATTACTTACGGACAATTTAGAAATTTAATACCTGCATCACAATGGTTACACTACTTAGGTAGAAATAAAAAATGGCCTGAGTGCGGGTGGTACGGACTTACACTTAGAACTCCAGGGTGCGATGCATTCCTAAAAGAGTTTGAAAGAGTTTACGAAGAAGCTGATGACGGAATCTTTAAGATGGAAGAATGGCATGACAGTTATGTGTTTGATCAAGTCCTAAAGAAAATTAGAATAGAACATAAAAACATTAAAGACTTCAGCGGACATCTTGTAAACGGAGAAGGTCATCCGTTAATTAATTGTGAACTTGGCGCATTCTTTGATCATCTTAAAGGTGTAAGAAAGCAAGAAGGTAGGAGTCGAAAGAAAGACTTACTACAGCCAAGGAGCGAGTCATATTGGAATGAAGTTTAGTTTATTTACAGAGAATGGTGCACAGAATAGTAAACCAGTGTTTGACGCTTTTGCAACTAGTTTGCATAGTGCTGGCCATACCGTTACTGTTAATGACTGGGATTGCGATGTTGCTGTTATTTGGAGTGTGCTTTGGTTTGGCAGAATGGCTGGAAACCAAAAAGTCTGGGAACACTTTCGAGCAATAAACAAACCTGTAATAGTATTAGAAGTAGGCGGAATTCAAAGAGGCACTACATGGAAAGTAGGCATCAATGGTATTAACAGCGATGCTAACTTTGGTGCTAAAGGCAACGACAGTACTAGAGCAGACTTGCTAGGACTTGAAGCAAAACGTTGGACTAACGATGGCCAACATATTCTTGTATGTGGACAACATGATAAAAGTTTACAATGGCAAGGCATGCCACGTATGAGTAATTGGTTTCTAAACACTTACGATGAAATACGCAAACACACAGACCGTCCTATAGTATTTAGACCACACCCACGTTGTAGACTAGACCACATTGAACGTGGACTTAGACATGTGTATAGACAAGAGCCTAACCATATTAACGATACATATGATGACTTTGATTTAGATTTTAACAACGTATGGGCTACTGTAAGCTACAGTAGTAATCCTGGTATACACAGTATACTAAACGGCGTTCCAGCGTTTGTAGGTACCAGCTCGTTAGCGTATGACGTCGGTAATGACATAGACTTCTTCCACGATATAGAAGCACCCTTACAACCAGACAGGCGACTATGGTTGAATGACTACGCATACACAGAATGGACTTTGGATGAAATAGCCCAAGGTTTACCATTAAAACGCTTGACTTCTGAACTATAATCTAGTATAATACATACATGCTTAGAAAAGAACCAATCGACATTAATGACCTTACCGTTGAAGACTGCCTAGAACTAGTTGCTGGTATCAGTAACTTTAAGTTCAGCGTTAATAAAAAGTTGGCAGACTTACATTCGTTTACGTTACATGAAGACAACCATAAGATTATGTTTAGTATTGCTAAACAATGTTTTAGAGGTACTGCACTCACGCCTAAGCAACACGAGCTTGTTAAAAGACTATTAGTAGAGTA